TGATATTCTTGCTCCCATACTTGAGCCCCTGAATAATTTTTCATAAACATACAAGCTTCCTTCATACTAGCATAAAACAATGCATTAGAACAATATTCGGTAAAGAAATTCTCTTGATGAACAGAGGTAGCAGCTGTGGGTTGCACAATGTACGACATTTCACAATCATAAGCTGAAACAGGTGTTGGAGCTATTAGTAATCGATCGAATCCAAAGTTAGCATAATATCTAGGAATGCCTGTGCTTGTTCTTTGTGGCCAATAATCATTTAAAAATTCATCTGTTTTTTGTAATAGATTAATTCGTGTACCGTCTCTTAGTATATTTAAATTTTTAATAATTAATGTATTGTTTGGTTTTGTAACAAACGGATCTCCAACAGTTAAATTAGAGGTTGCATATTGAACAACTCCATAACTATCAATCTCTCTAATTAATCTAGATTCGGCTCTTTCAATAAAATGTTGAATCTCTGCATTAAAATCAGTTTCATCATTTTCAGTTGTTACTTTAATTCTATTAACTAATGAAGTGTATGTTGTGCTCATAATCTTTTAGCTTTCCATATTTCGTTTGTACCACCAAATACCTTTGATGTCCATATACCTCTTACTCTAACACTAAACCTAGCTGATACACCAGTTGCAACTAAATTACTATCGCCCGTTATTCCTAAAGATCCGAGTCCTCCAATTATTGCAGGTTGGAAATTTAAAGCTCCTCCCATGCCAGAGTGACTTGAACAATAATAGTATAAACTTGTTGGACCGTCTACCAAAACAAATACTGAAGTATAAGCTCCAGCTGATCCCGGTGTGCCAATTGTTTGTACGTTAGCTGTAAAAGGATCACCTCCACTATGAGTACCGTTTGGTGTTAAACTAAGTCGTAACGGATGCCCAGAATTTGTGCTGTCAGATTGGTCAAAGATATATAAATTATTTCGTTTAAATAAATTAAGTCCGTATTGTTGCTTTCCATCAATAAAATATTTATTAGCTCCTCCTACACTTTTTACTGTAACTTTAAATGTTTTAGCTGGGTAAAATACAACGTTAGCCCCGGCTCCTTGAGTCGTATTTCTTAGTGTAAATGACATAGGAACTCTTGTAACATTTATAAAAGGACCTGATACAGCTGATGCATTGCCTACAGTTAAACTTGATGATAGTGATGTGGGTTTGCCAAAAGCTCCAATGATAGCCTCGGCTGAACGACTTACAAAACTAACTGGTATTCGTGTGGCATTAGCTGTTTGTACCAGATTAACGGTTGCATTTCTTTGAGTAAAGCTAACAGGTGTTCCAGTTACTTGTACAGGTGAGTCAATTGATATAGCAACAGAGCGAACGGTTGACGTTATATTATTGCCTGTGACAAAATGAGTGCCTGCAATCGAGATACCTACAGAACGAACTGTAGATTGCAAACTTACTCGTGTAGCTGATACAGATTGATCGACGACACTTCTATTCCAAGCACCGGTACCATATGCATTTCTACTGTATCCACTTGTAACCACAGACATTATTTAAAGCCTGTAAATTAAGAAAGTGTAATAATAGAAGTTGATGCAGCAGCAGCCGGGAATGATATTGTAAATGTACCGTTAGTCGATACTTTATCAGACCCAAAATTTAACACAGCAATAGCTTTATTACTGTTGGATGAATTATAAATTAAAGCTCCTCTAACTGAGAATGTTGTACTTGTAAAAGACTTATCTGTAAAATCAATAATAGCTGTACCACCCGAAGCTGATGTAGCTCCTAATGAAATAGTTGCACCTGTAAGAGTTCCTCCACCCGGAGCATAAGAACCACTTGATACTACTTCGTTACTTGTAGAGTAAGCAGTTGTGCCGGCAGATAAAGAAGCTGCACTTGTAAACAATGCAATCTTTATTGTATCGGTTTTTAGATTATGTCCTTCTTGTAATACTTCTGATTTAAAAGAATTACAAACAGCTTGTGTAATCGCCATAGTTAGTTACCTCGTTTAGTAAAAGTTGAATCGTCAGGAGTCCATCCTGCATCTCCAGTTGTTGCTAATACTGGTAGATTTGGACGAGCATCCCGTAAGTTTTGATTATCAGAAACATTCGGAGAATGATTTTGTGGATGATCAATTATATTATATCTTCCATCAGTCTCAGAAGCACCAACAATCAGTCCAGATGGTTCTCGTACTCGTTCAGAATATTTAAACCTAAATCCAGATCGGTCACAGATAAAATATGCATATTTACCTTTTGCCATAATCTTGATTATAACCTAAAGGACGGTTTAATCAAAAGACTAGCACGTTCTTTATCTGCATACATCGCTGAAGTTAATTCTTCTTCATACATCTGTTTTAACATACTTGCTCGGTCGGCTGTAATGCCCGGTCTTTTAATAGACATCTTATAAGCAAGTCCTGTTGCTAAACAGGGTAGGAAACGAAACGGTATATCAACATCTTCATTTGATTTATTGATGTCTTCTACTTTGTTAAAACTAAAATATTGAAGAATAGGAGTACCACTTGTTGTCGTTGCATCAGGTGTTGGCCATAGATACAATTGAGCAGCATCTCTAAGTCTATTAATTGCATATTGAGTGGGACGACTTTGTTGAGACTTAGATGTTAACCTTACATATTCTTCCATACTAATTCTTGTTAAAGCTAAATCCGTTGTCGTAGTACCATCAACTGTTCTGTGTACAATTTCAGTAATGTCAATTAATGATGTTGGTAATGTGTATTTTTCGGTTCCTGCTGTAATATCTAGAGTTGCAATATTTTGTTTCCATAATAAGATACCACGGTTCATCCAATCAATAAGCAATAGATTTAAAGTTCGTCTAGCTTCAATAGGTTCAAACCCTAAAGACTGCTCACCACCTAACATGGAAAATGCTTCTTCGATTACGTCGGCTACATCTAAATTGAAAGCTGTTGTTCCAGAAGTTCCCATATTATTTCTTCTTCTTTTGTCTTAATAAGTTCTCAAGTTCTTTGGCTTGAGAGGTATGAGTCTTAGATGCTTTTTTAAGAGCACTTATAATTTTACGTATTTTCTGTGGATGCATCATAATTACCTATCGTCAAACTCTGTGCCAAATGAGGCATGAACCGAACCACCAGTAAAGAATTTGTTTTTCTTTTTTTGTCTTTTCATTTCTGTATCATACAAATCTTTAAGAATATTTCTAGCATCTGTATCATCTTTATAAACATTATCCATAGCTTTTCTAACATTTTTAGGCAGTGGATTGGCTTTAGCTTTTGGTTTACTTTTACTCATTTTTTGTCCTTATCTGAATACAAATTATTAAATGTGTTTTCCCAATCCATATAACTATCGTGTTGTTCTGCTGAGTGTTCCCACTGTGACGGTACAAAGTCAGGTGGTCCTTCTCCAACAACCCATAATGCAGGATTGGTTACACGTACACGATTGTTTGGTAAAGCTACAATACATCCTTTATAAGGTCCTGATGTTAATTCCAACACATGTGATTGTTTGTGTTGTGCTGGATCATCAGATATGTAACTGTCCGTATAATCAACCGTAAACATATATTTACCATTATAGAACTCTCCATCCACTTTACACAACCATGGACTTGAACTAATTCGATCCATTTTAATGATGGCATGATTGCGGCTAGAACAGTCCCAAGGTTGAGCTAAATGTGTTTGCATATTAGGAGGCCATTCATCGTAAGGAGTATCTGCAACTAAAGCCGTAATTGGCATTCGTGCCCACATTGCACCACCATGAGGATTGGGATGACCTTCATCACATCCTGTAAAAACCACTTGAAATCCTAAACAACGGTCTGGAACAGTGTTCACCGCAAAAGCCAAAGCATGAATAAATTCTCCTTGATACTTTTGGTGGTTGTGTGTGAACTCTTTCCTCACCCAACACTTAAAGTGTGGGATATTAGAAATAAGATAAGACACTACTTGGCTCTACCGCCTCTAGCCATATATTTAGATGTTTTACCACCCTTCATCATTTTAGCTTTGCCACCTTTAGCCATATACTTAGATGTTTTACCACCGGCTTTCATCATCTTGGCTTTACCACCTTTTTTCATGTATTTAGTAGTTTTACCACCGGCTTTCATTTTACCTTTACCATCTGCTGCAAAAGCTGGAATCTTTTTCCCATCTTTCATAACCATAGGCATTTTACCACCACCGGCTGCTCTATACTTAGAAGCTTTACCACCGGCTTTCATCATCTTTTTCTTTGTTGGTTTCTTTTTCATTATC